AGGCGGCGGCATCAGTGAAGCCCCGCCTATACAACCTAGCGCCGGCTTCTTCGGGCGCGCGTGGTGGGGCTACGAATCCTTTGATGGCAGCAACCGACCTTGGTGGTATAGGGACCTCAAGGACAAAGCGAAGGAACTGGAGCGCCAGCGCCAGATCCGGATCGATCTCGGCATCCTGTCGAAGCCCGAAGAAAAGCAGATCGCCAAGGTCGTGCGCGAGGTCGAGACCTTCGTCGAGGAGATGCCCAGCCCAGAAACGGCTGAGCAGTACATCGCTCGGGCGGAGATGCTGAGTGAGCGCATCGAAAAGCTGGTCGATGACTTGCAAGAGCACGACGACGAGCAAGCGATCACTCGGATGAGTAAGTTTTTTTTTGAGCGGAGAACGCAATGCCTGATGTAAGCATCACCAAAGGAATCACCCTCGATCTATTGGAGACTCCAGGCACGCCAGCTTTGTCCTCTACCTCGGATCTTCCGGTCGTAGAGACCAAACCTGACGCGCAGAATGAAGGTGCGCCCCCAGAATTACCGGCCGCAGGCGAAGAGGCGAAGCCAGCCGAAACGCCAGAACAACCCGGGGAATCGGCGACCCCGGCTACGGAAGAGCATCCCGGCGAACCGGCGAAGAAGGAATCTCGCGGGGTTCAGAAGGCGCTCGACAGACTGACAGCAGAAAGGGAAGAGCAAAGACGCAGAGCGGAAGCAGCCGAGCAACGGCTCGATCGGGCGTTGACTGCGCTGGAGCGTTCGACCGGGGAACCGGCCGAGGCTGGCAGGCGCGCGGTGGTGGATGAGAATCCGGAACCGGTCAAGCCTAACAAGCAGGATTTTCCGGAGGTGAGCGACTGGGAACGCGCATTGATCGATTACTCGGACAAGCGCGCGGAATGGGTCGCCAAGAAGGAAGTCCAGGCCGCGCGAGTCGAGGAGCAGAACCGGAATCAGGAAGCAGCGATCCGGACGCAACACACTGCTCTACAAGAGGCGCATCTCGGCCGTATGGAGAAAGCCAGGGCGAAGTACGCGGACTTCCACGAAGTCGCCGAATCGCCCGACCAGCAGGTATCGATTCCCATCGTGGCAGCGATCCTGCACTCCGACAACGGCGCCGAGTTGCAATACTACCTCGGCAAGAATCCGCAAGAATTGCAACGTCTGAATGCTTTGCCCCCACCGCTTCAGATCCTTGAGCTAGGCAAGATCGAGGAGCGTTTAACCTCGCCCCAGGTCAAGCCTAACGTCTCGGCCGCACCGAAACCGATCACGCCCAGCAAGCCTGGAGCCAGTAGCGCAGAGAAAAATCCGGAAGAGATGAGCATGGAAGAATATGCGAGCTGGCGGCACCAGCAAGAGCGCGATCAATCGGCGCGGCGCCACTGACACCCTAGGAGTACACCATGTCTTCACAGGTACTGCTCACTCCTACGATCATCACCAAGGAATCGTTGGTGATCCTGGAGAACAACCTCGTGGCGGCAAACCGAGTCAACCGCAAGTTCGAGAATCAGTTCGTCAAGATCGGATCCAGTCTCACGATCCGCAAGCCGAACCGGTTCACGGTTGCCTCGGGTGCGGCGTTGCAGATTCAGAACATCGCCGAACCGTCCGTCACGATTACCGTCGACACCCAGGAGCACGTCGACTTCCAGTTCACCAGTCAGGATCTCACGCTGACGGTGGAAGAGTTTGCCGAACGCTATCTGAAGCCGGCCATGGCCTCGCTGGCCAACCGGATCGACTTCAACACGCTCGGCCGGACTTTCGCCATCTCCAACTACGTCGGTACGCCCACCGTCACGCCAGCTGCATTCTCCAGTTCCGTCCAGTTGACCGGTCGGCGCATGGATGACAACGCAGCTCCGCAGGACAACCGGACGCTCTGTCTGAATCCGGCAGGATACTGGGCGGTGGCCAACGGGTTGACGCCAAGCTTCGTGATGCCGACGGCCAAGGAAGCCCTGGTCAAGGGTTATCTGGCCACCATCGGCAACTACGAAGTCTATATGGACCAGAACACCCGCAACGGCAGCTCCACTGCGCACAACAGTGCAGTGGCGTTCAACATCACTACGGCCCAGGGCAATGGCAATACGACGACAATCTGGGGCGGCAGTGCGGTCGATACGATCGCGGCAGGCGAGGTTTTCACGATCGCCGGCGTCTTCAACATCAATCCGCAATCTCGGCAATCCACGGGTGTGTTGAAGAACTTCGCCGTTACCGCTACCAGCCAGAGCGCGACTTCGTGGATCATCACGTTCACCCCATCGATCGTGACCTCGGGTCCGTACCAGAACGTCACGGGGCCGGTGCAGGACACGGGCGGGCATGCCAGCACGGGTGCATTGGTGAGCTGGCTCACGGGTACGACTACCGCGCAGACGGCCGGGGCCAACAACCTTGCCTTCACGCGCGATGCGTTCGGTCTGGTGATGGTACCGCTCGAGATCCCGCAAGGGGTCGACTTCGCGGCGCGCGAGACCTATCGCAACATCAGCATGCGCGTGATCCGGGCTTACGACGTGAACAACGACGTATTCCCGACCCGCATCGACGTACTGTACGGCACGGCCGTCTACTACGACGAGCTGGCTTGCCGTCTCGGAGGTTGATATGCCCCTATCATCCAGCAATGCACAGCGGCAGCTCTCGGATGGCAACAGCCAGGGAACCGTGCTCGGCCAATCGAATACGGACCTCATCGGCTTTTACGGTGTTGCTACTCCTGTCGCAAGGGTCGGGACGCTAGCGCTTGGTTCTGGCAGTTCATTCGCCTCGCTATCGCAAAGTTCTGGCGCATTGGCAAGTTCGATTGCCATTGCCCTGAACAATCTTGGCCTGATTTCTTGTAGTACCGTCGCCGGGTGATCTCTCCGCTCGGTGACATTGTCGTTATCCGCCGGTTGCCTCCGGAAACGGTGTCGGCCGGCGGAGTTCTCCTCGCCTGGGATCCGGACTACAAGGAGGACATCGGCGAGGTGGCATTCGTAGGGCCAGGGAAGGCCTACGATTGCCCGGCGTGCAAAGCTTCCCATCAACGGCCAGTGGCCGTGAAACCAGGAGACAAGGTCATCTTCTCAACCCATGGGCACCAGATCACCACCGTCAAAGGCGAAGAGTTGGTGATCCTGCGTGAGCCCTCCATCATAGGAGTCATCGATCCCGTATGAATCCGCGCGTCAGCATCTGCACTTCCGTTCTCAATCAGCGCGAGTTGCTTACGCGCATGATCGATTCCGTCCGCGCCCAGAGTTTCACTGGTTGGGAGATCGTGCTGGTCGACGACGGTTCGACTGAGGACATCAAGGGCTTGATCGATGCCTACAACGATGCGCGCATCGTCTATGTGCGCTTCCCCGAGAACCGCGGCATCCCACACGGGCTGAACTACGCCTTTACTTTGGCGACCGGAGACTATGTGCAACCGCTCTCGGCCGATGAATGGATCAGCCCAGAGAAGTTCGCCGTGCAGGTCGCTTTCCTGGATGCGCACCCTGAAATCGGCTGTGTCTGGGGTCTGCCGGGCAAGGGCGAGATGGGTGAGCGACCTTCCTGGGAGCAATACGTCTCGAGGGCCCACAACCGCTCGCGCGAAGCCTGGGTGCGCACGCTCATGACGCTGGACAACATCCCGATCGGCGGGGCATCCCTGCTTATGCGCCGCTCGATCATGAAGGAACTCGAAGGCTTCGATCCGGCGTTCTTTCATTGTTCGGACCTGGAGCTGTTCGTGCGCTTCTTCCAGGGGCATGAAGGTTGGGTCCTGCCCCATCGCTTCGCCGATGCCGACCAGCCAGATACGCGCCTGACGGCGCCTTCGCAGGACAACGCGACGCGCTTCAAGGAAGACATGAAGCGCCTGCACGAGAAGCACAAGATCGCGCTTCCTCCGGCAACGGGCCGCGTGACGGTGGGGATTCCCTGCTTCGACATGGGGCATCTGATCGGCGCCACGCTCGCCAGTTTGCGCGCGCAAACCTTCCAGGACTTCGACATTCTCGTCCTGGACGATGCGAGCACTGACAACCTGTTCGCCGCGCTGGAACCCTATGCCGACATGCGCATCCAGATGCTGCGCTTCGATGAGAACCGCGGCGTGCGAGAGGCTTTCAATCAGATGCTCGCGCGCTGCGAGACCGAATTCTACGTCTCGCTTGCGGCTGACGATACGCTGGACCCGACCTTCCTCGAGCGCGCCCTGGCCGAGTTCAAGACCGATCCATGGCTGGAGTTCGTCGCCTCACAGACTGATTTCATCGACAAGGACGGCAAGCCGCTCGCGAATGGCACGCATGATCTGCAGCGCATTCCGCGTGCCGCGAATCGCCCGCGCGAAGCGTGGCTCGAAGCTCTGTACCCAGGCAATCACTACTTCGGCGTAGGCATGTACCGCACCGATGCATTGCGTGCGCTCGGCGGCTTGCACGTCGACGATGGCGTCCTCTGCGATTATGATCTGTATCTGCGCCTGCTTCAGCGCGAGAACATCAAGATCATCGAGGAGAATCTCACGCATACGCGCATCCACGACGGCATGGCGAGCTACGGTGTGGGCAAGATCGACATGCGCTGGCTCAAGCGCAAGTACGCAGAGATCCGCGCCCGCTACTATGCCCCGCGCATGAAGGTGATCATCGCCACGCCGTTCTACGAGATGCGCGGTTTCTCGCCGTATATCTCGAGCATGGTGCAGACCGTGAACGTGCTCACGAAGTTGGGCATCAATCACGAGTTCTGGGAACTCTCCGGGGATTCGTACGTGGACCGCGCCAAGAATACGCTGTTCAACAAGTTCCTCGAGGACCCGGAAGCGACCGATCTGTTCATGATCGATTCCGACATGCAATGGGAAGCGCGCGGCTTCATGCAACTGCTCACCTTCCCTGAGGAGATCGTGCAGGGCAGCTATCCGCAAAAAAACGCCTGGGCTGTCTGGACCGCGCGACCTTTCCTCAACGAGATCGAGGGCAAATTCCATCCGGTCGGCCGCATGCTGCCGGAGGGAACTGCTCTGATCAAAGCCGAGTACCTCGCGGGTGGCTTCTTGCGCATCAAGCGCTCGGCCCTGGAGAAGTACGCTGCGGCCTACAGCGAGCTGACTTACTACGATGCCGGCGCGGATCCGGCCTGTCCCGAGCGCGAATACATCGAGTTCTTCGCTTGCGAGCGCAAACCTCTTGGAGACAGCAAGCCGATGCGCTGGGGCGAGGATCGCGTCTTCGGCATGCGGATGCAGAAGATCGGGATCGAATCGTGGATCTACCCGAACATCGATTTCGGCCACTACGGGGTCAAGGGATGGCTCGGGAACTATGACCGCTTTCTGCGCAACCCGGAGGCCACTGCCGTATGACTACGTCGAACGATCTCATCACGCGAGCCGGACGTGCGCTCGGCTATCTGGGGCGTACCGAAACACTCAAGGCGGGCGATGCAAACGACGGCTTGACCGCCTTGAATGCTCTGCTCGACTCCTGGAGTACCGAAGAGTTGATGTCGTATGTCACGCTGCAGCGTAGCTTTCCGATGGTGGTCGGACAGCAGTCCTACACCATCGGAGAAAGCGGGTCGCCCAACATCAACACTGCGCGGCCCTACGATATCGTCTCCGCGTTCATCCGCGACAATAACAACAACGATTACCCGATGCGGATCATTCCGCGCGATATTTGGGACAACATCGGCGAGAAGGGCATCACGAGTCAGATCCCAGACACGCTCTTCTATGCCTCGGATTTCCCAAACGGGACGATCTACATTTTCCCGGTGCCACTGCTTGCTTACACGGTGGTCTACAACGCGACCACGAATCAGGTCGTCTTCACCGACCTGTTCCAGACTTTGTCGATGCCCGCCGGTTATGAGCGGGGCTTCGTGATGAACCTCGCCCTGGAGCTCATGAATGTCGGGTTCCCGTTCCTGCTCGACGAGAAAGCCTTCGCGATGTTGATCCAGAACGCATCCGAGGCGAAGGGCAACATCAAACGGCGCAACCTGAAGGAGGTCATCGCCGAATACGACCCGGCGATCGTGAGCAGGAGTCAGGCGACCTATAACATCTACAGCGACAGTTCACCGCGTTCCTCATGAGGGTCCAATTGTTCGGCGTAGGCACCAAATCCACCTCTCCTGCGATCACCGCGCAGAAGCGGGTCAATTGCTACGTCGAGGCCAGGCGCGAAGCAGACCGCACGCAATACGTGCTGGTTGGGCGTCCTGCGCGTCGCAGCTTTGCCGACTTGGGCGCGGGCAGCACGCGCGGCATGTGGGCGGTCAATACGCTGGCCACGCCGCTCCTGTTCGTCGTGAAGGATCAGGGTCTGTATTCGGTCAACAATTCGAGCATCATCTCGTTCATCGGGAATCTCAGCACGACGAGCGGAGATGTATCGATGGCCGATGATGGGACCTACCTCGTGATCGTCGATGGGTCTTTTGGCTACGTCTACAACATGAGCACAGGAGTGGGGCCTACACAGATCGTCGATGGCAACTTCACGACCACGCCACAGACTGTGACCTGGCAAGATCAGTACTTCATCGTCACTGCTTCCGGTTCGCGCCAGTTCCAGATGTCGCAGATCGGTCCGGTCGACCCTACCATCTGGCCCGCCGTGCAGATCAACTTCGCCGGCTCTGGTGCCGGCAATCTGCGCAACGGCCTCACCGATCACTCGGTCCTGCATCTCTTCGGTGATGTCTATACCGAGTTCTGGCAGGATACCGGCGCGCCCGACTTTCCGTTCGCGTTGATCCCTGGATCCGCGCAGCAATTCGGCTTGGCAGCTGCGTTCTCGCTCGCGCAATTCGACAACTCGGTCGTCGGGTTATTCCAGGACCGCTCGAACGCCCGCAACATTTCTCGCCTTGCTGGTTTCAACCTGCAGAAAATCTCGGATGTCGACATCGACAACCTGCTCGGCAGCTACAGCTCGGTCGCGGACGGCGAAGGGTATGCTTTCACGATCGGCGGTCATCCGTTCTATCTGCTCCATCTCCATCAGGCTGGCGTGACGTTGGTGTTCGATGGCCTGTCGGGCGTTTGGTCCGAGTGGACCGATTCCGATGGTGCGCATTTCGCCCCGCACAAACTCGCTACCTTGCAAGGCCGTCTCTTGGTTGGGAATGAAGATAACGGCCTGATCGAATTCCTCGACCCTACATCCTATGAGGACGTCGATGGCACGATCCCGCTCGAGGTCATCAGCAAGCATATCTGGCAGGACGACAAGTACATCGGGATCACTCAACTCCAGATCGACATCGAGTCAGGTGTGGGGACAGGCGAGGCGGAGATCATCAGCGTCGAGGGCGAAGACGTGCTCAGTGCCAGCCAGGGATACGATCCAGTGATCGACTTGCAGGTCAGCAAGGACGGCGGCAATACGTTCTACAGCGTAGGCTTCTCGAAAATGGGCAAGCTCGGCGAATTCACGCAGCGGGTGATTTGGACTTCGCTCGGCGGGGCACGTGACTGGGTTTTGAAGTTTCGTATCACCGATCCGGTCAAGCGCATCATCACCGGCGCGAGTATGGAAGCGCACTTCGGGAGATTCTGATGCCAATCGCAGGCCCCAGTGTTCAGGTCCCGAATGTGCGCCAACCACTGAGCGCGCCGAATGGCGCGATTCAAACGGATTGGGCTGCGTTCCTGCATTCCTTGCAACAGGTCAGCTGGAATGGTAGCCGCAGCGGTCCGACCGGTTCTCGCCCGACCTCGAGTCTCGACGGGCGATGGATCGGTATGCCCTACTACGACACGACCCTTGGGAAGCCCGTATTCCTCCATTCGGTCAATCCCGATGTCTGGCACGACGGCAGCGGGGCGGTCGTATGAAAGCCAAGATCCTGCGCTTGCAGCAGGCAATGCGCGAAATGCCGCAAGCGCGTGGACTGGAAACGAAGCATCACTTTGCCGACGGCATGTATGCGCGCGAGCTGTTCCGGCCCGCTGGTACGCTGATCGTGGGCAAGGTGCACAAGCGCGAGCACTTCTACATCGTGATGACGGGGCGCGTGGCCGTGACGATGGATGATCGCATTGATCGCACCCAGATCATCCATGCGCCGGCGGTACTGGTATCTGCGCCAGGCACCAAGCGTGCGGTGCTCGCGCTCGAGGATTCCACTTGTATGACAGTGCACCGCACCAGCTTGACCGATCTCGATGAGATCGAACAGGAACTGATCGAGCCTGAAGCCGATGCGCTGTTCGATGCCCGCAATAACGTGAAGGAGTTGCCGTTATGTCCTGGGTAGCGGTTGCCATTGGCGGATCGGCACTATTGGGTGCGGGGGCATCGCTTGCTGCCGCGGGCGAGCAGTCCGATGCAGCCGCCCAAGCCGCCGGACTCACGCGCGAGCAATACCAGCAGACGCGCAAAGACCTGATGCCGTGGATGGAAGGAGGCAAGCTTGGCTTCGCGGATCTTCTGTCGCTCATGGGCATCGGGCGAGAGGTCACTACCCCAGGCACCACGCAACGAGTCTGGGAAGGCGGGGGCGCTCCACCGACTCCAGGCGGCATGGCGGCGGGCGGTCCTTTCCAGATCCGGCCGCAAGGCGGGGGTCTGTTTGGCGGTCGAGATGTCACTTCGCGCCAGCTGGGCACCGTGCCTGGCATGACAGCTCCCGGTCAATGGGTCAGCCGCACCACGCCAGCGCAGTATGGTGCGACCTTCGATCCCAACGCGCCGCTGGTGAAGCCGTTTACCATGGCCGACTTCCAGGCCTCACCCAGTTACCAGTTCAACCTCCAGGAAGGCGAGAAGGCA